CAAGTACAAACAATCGCCTATACGTAGGATGGTTCGGAGTATTAATGATACCTTGCTTACTAGCTGCTGCAATATGTTTTACTCTCGCCTTCATCGCTGCTCCACCTGTGGACATCGACGGCATACGTGAGCCAGTTTCCGGCTCCTTATTATACGGGAACAATATAATATCAGGAGCTGTCGTCCCTAGCTCTAACGCAATCGGACTACATTTCTATCCTATCTGGGAGGCTGCTACACTGGACGAGTGGTTATACAATGGCGGACCTTATCAGTTAGTTATATTCCACTTTCTCATTGGAGTGGCTGCATACGCAGGAAGACAATGGGAACTATCTTATCGACTAGGTATGAGACCTTGGATTTTTGTAGCTTACATGGCTCCAGTCTCAGCAGCTCTAGCGGTTTTTCTCGTGTACCCTTTCGGACAAGGGAGTTTTAGTGATGGTATGCCTCTTGGTATTTCTGGTACTTTTAACTTCATGTTCGTATTCCAAGCAGAACACAATATCCTTATGCATCCGTTCCACATGCTCGGTGTTGCTGGGGTATTCGGTGGATCTCTTTTCGCTGCTATGCACGGAAGTTTGGTTACGTCCTCTATTATTAAGGAGACAACTGAACAGGAGTCACAGAATTATGGCTATAAATTTGGTCAGGAAGATGAGACTTATAACATCGTTGCAGCTCATGGCTACTTCGGTAGACTAATATTTCAATATGCGTCTTTCAATAATTCTCGTTCTTTACATTTCTTTCTTGGTGCTTTCCCGGTTATTGGCATATGGCTAACATCCATGGGAATCTGCACAATGGCATTTAACTTAAATGGTTTTAACTTTAACCAGTCAGTAGTTGATGCTAGTGGAAATGTAATTCCTACATGGGCTGATGTTCTAAACAGACAGTCTTTAGGTATGGAAGTAATGCATGAAAGAAATGCACACAACTTCCCACTTGATTTAGCTAACGCTGAGTCAACACAAATAGCACTCACCGCTCCAGAAATTGCTTAATAAGCTTTGTTTAATATTAACAATAATTACTAACTGTTTTATTATCTCTGGAGTGTCTAGACACTGGAACAATATGTCACAACAATCTGATAAAATGCGTGCAAGCGTAACAAGATTTGAATTTTGTAATAGCAATGACAACCAAGAGAAAGAACGTAAGCCTGAAGATGGGCAAACACAAGAGTCGGACGGGGGGTCTGACAGCAGCCGGTAGAAAAAAATACAACGCTGCAACTGGATCAAATCTTAAAGCACCACAACCTCAAGGTGGTGCTCGTAAAAGATCTTTCTGCGCTCGCATGTCGGGCGTGAAAGGTCCTATGAAAAAACCAAACGGCAAGCCTACTCGTAAGGCTCTTGCCCTTCGCAAATGGAAATGTTAATTATGCCAATGGGAAAAGGAACCTACGGTTCTAAAAGAGGCAGACCTCCTGCCAAAAAAAATGGTAATGGCACAGCTAAAAAGCTGATGTCTAAGAATCCTAAAATGCCTGCTAAGGTAGCTAAGGCTATTTCTAAAAACATGAGGAAAAAGTAATGGCACACAAAGGTAAAGGCTCCTGTAAAGGTGGCATGAAAAAAGGGGGTAAGAAATATGGCAAGTAAGCGTGGCTTATATGCTAACATCCATGCCAAGAAAAAGCGCATCGCTGCTGGTTCTGGTGAAAAGATGAGAAAGCCCGGATCACCCGGAGCACCCACAAACGCGAACTTCAAGCGAGCAGCTAAAACTGCAAAGAAGAGAAAATAGCAACCACGTCCGTTCATCCCGCATGGGACGCATGACGACTCAAGCATGGAACGGGGCTTGGGTATATAGGAGAAAACCATGAAAGTTACTTTTGTATATCGTGGCATTGCTTACACTAGAGTAATCGGTTAGGCGATCTTAGGGGGTTCAAGTCCCCCTATCTCAATCTGGCTTTTGCCCTCTAAGGAGGATACCATCAGCCGTATATACGGTGGGATAGACCACAAACGTGACAGTCTCACGTAAGACCAATTAAGACTGACAACATTCTAACGTTAGGAACGATACAATATACCCCTTAAAATAGGACATAACAATGGCTCAACAGAGTTCAGGAATGACCACGAGTTTAACTCGCGCCGGTCAGTCCAATAGTACAGGTGACGCAAGAGCACTTTACTTAAAATTGTTCAGTGGAGAAATGTTCAAAGGCTTCCAACACAATGCGATAGCAAGGGATCTCGTTATGAAGAGAACTCTAAAAAATGGAAAATCTTTGCAGTTTATCTATACTGGACACACTAAAGCCGAGTTCCATACACCCGGCAACAGCATACTTGGAAACTCCGATGGAGCACCTCCAGTAGCTGAGAAGACTATCACATGTGATGACCTTCTAATCTCAAGTGCATTCGTTTACGAATTAGACGAGACACTTGCTCACTACGAATTGAGAGGAGAAATTTCCAAGAAGATTGGATACGCTCTTGCTCAAAAGTACGACAGACTAATCTTTAGATCTATCGCTCGTGGTGCTAGAGCTGCTTCACCAATCACAAAGTCTGGCTTTGTAGAACCCGGTGGAACACAAATCCGTGTAGGTACAAACAACCAAGCATCTGATGCTTATGTACCAGCTTCTCTAATTAACGCTTTCTATGACGCTGCTGCGGCATTAGATGAGAAAGGTGTTAGTGAAGACGGAAGAGTAGCTGTACTTAACCCAAGACAGTACTACGAATTAATACAAGGTGTAGGTTCAAGCGGACTTATCAACAGAGATACACAAGGTACAGCTTTACAGTCTGGACAAGGTATCATTGAAATTGCAGGCATCAAGATCTTCAAGTCAATGAACATCCCATTCTTCAGTCAGTATGGTACTAAGTATGGTTCTGCTGGTGCAACAAACCCCGGAATCACATCTCCTACAAACGTAGGTTCATTTGTTGGCGAAGCTGTCGAAGACGCTGCTGCTGACGTAACTGGAATCAACAACGAGTACGGTGAAGAAACAGAATTTGCTAACTCATGTGGTTTGATCTTCCAGAAGGAAGGAGCTGGTGTTGTAGAAGCTATTGGACCACAGGTTCAAGTAACTTCAGGCGACGTTTCAGTTGTTTACCAAGGCGATGTGATCTTAGGTCGCATGGCTATGGGTGCTGACTACCTTAACCCTGCTGCATGTGTCGAGCTTATTGCCGGTGCTGCTGTTGGATCTTCAGGTAACGCTGCATTCTAAATCTTATACAGGGGCTTGGAGGTTTACCCTCCCCCCTTTTTTTTATGACAAAAATTTTATGACTACTCCAATAGCAACCGATACCGAACTATCCGCAGTTAACTCTATCTTGGGTAGCATAGGACAGTCACCTATTACACAATTAAAAGATACAACGACAGGTGCGTTGATAAGTACAAACCCAGAGATATCATTTATATTTAATTTATTAGTAGAAACTACTAAAGATGTATTGAATGAAGGATGGCATTTTAATTCAGAAGAACATATTAAAATTAGTCCTGATGCAAATAAACATATCAGTATCCCTACTAACATGCTCCGTTACGATATACATGATGGACAGATAACTAGAAATCTTGATGTTGTAAAAAGAGAAGGAAAATTATATGACAAAGTAAACCATACATTTGAGTTTACAAATGATGTATTAATAGATGCTACATACTTATATAATTTTGAAGATATACCTTCTGCATTTCAGAGATATATTATAGCTAAAGCATCAACCAGAGCAGCTACTCAATTAGTTGGTGATGCTAACCTTGCTAAGTTATTACAGAATCAAGAAGCAATAACTAGAGCAATAGTCATGGAATATGATACTCAGCAAGGAGATCATAGTTTCTTTGGATTCCGAGAGGAGCAAGGATATGACGCCTATCAACCTTACAAAGCATTAATTAGATAATGGCAAGTGTTACACAATTAGTACCTACATTAACCGGTGGCGTTTCACAACAGCCAGACGAACTAAAAATCCCGGGACAGGTTAATGTTGCAAACAATGTTTTACCTGATGTAACACATGGTTTACTTAAACGTCCCGGTGGAAAACTTGTTACTTCTCTAAGTGATGGGACTAATAATTCATCTGCTACTGGTAGATGGTTTCATTACTACAGAGATGAAGACGAACAGTATATAGGTCAGGTTAGTAGAACTGGTGACATAAATATGTGGAAGTGTAACGACGGTTCAGAGATGACTGTTACTGGTTCTACATCTGCTATGGCTACATATCTATCTCATAGTAATGACGAGGATATACAGACACTAACTATCAACGATTTTACGTTCTTAACTAACAGAACTAAAACTGTTGCTATGGCTAATACTATAGAACCACTAAGACCTCCAGAAGTATTTATAGAACTAAAAACATTAAAGTATGCAGCTCAGTATGCTTTAAATTTATTTGATAATGCAAATTTTACAACTATTACTACAGCTACTAGAATAAGCGTAGAAATGGTAAGATCTAGTAATAACTATTGCACCAGTAATGGTCATATGGATACTCATGTAAATAGAGTAAATAATACTACTAGATGTGATGAAGATGCAGGACCCGGGTCAGATGACTTAGCTCCTAATGTAGGAACTAGAATATTTGATATAGCTAGTGGTGGTACTTTAGTTGATAATGATGCTGTAGGGGGTACCAGAGATGTATCAGGAGACACTCAAACTGACACGTCATTTAGCTATCAAGTAAATATATATAACTCAAGTAATCAATCAGGACAATCAGGTAGAAGTAACCTATATTTTAGAATTACTACCACAGGGCAGTCTACGCCCGTAGGAGCTGGATCTAACGTTGAATATAGAACAAGGTACACAACAACAAATGACCTTCTCTATGGCGGCGAGGGGTGGCAAACAGGCGACTATTTCTATGTGTACATGAAAGATGGTTATTATAAAGTAACTATTAATGAAACTAGCTCATCATCCGTACAAGCTAATCTAGGATTAGTTAGACCTAACCCTACATCGTTTGACACTAAAACAACAGTAACTCCAGAATCTATACTTGGTACTCTTAGAGCAGAGATAGTAGCTACAGGAAACTTTAATAATGTACAACAAATAGGTAATGGTCTTTATATTACCAGAACTTCTAATGTACAAAATGGAGTAGAACAGAATTTATTTAACGTTTCTACACCAGTTAGTGAATTATTAAATGTTGTAGCTGGAGAAGTACTTACTGTAGATGACTTACCAAGACAATGTAAAGATGGTTTTGTAGTAAAAGTTCAGAACGGTGCTGCTGAAGAAGATGATTATTACTTAAAGTTTATTGCTAATAATGGTTTTGATGGTGAAGGTGTGTGGGAAGAATGTGTGTTACCGGGAGCTAAGACTAACTTTGATGCTGGTACTATGCCACTACAATTAGTCAGAACTAACTCAACAACATTTACCTTATCACAAGTAGCATGGGAAGGTGCAGAAGTAGGAGATACTGGAGTAGGTGGCACTAACCCACAGGCATCCTTTGTAGGTAAGACTATAAATAAAATGGTATTCTTTAGAAATAGATTAGCCATGCTTAGTGATGAGAACGTAATACTTTCTCGTCCGGGAAACTTTTTTAATTTCTGGGCTAGGACTGCTATCAGTTTTTCAAATGTTGACCCAATAGATTTATCTTGCAGTTCAGAATACCCAGCTATAATTTATGATGCTATACAAGTAAATACGGGATTAGTGTTATTTTCTAAAAACCAACAATTTATGTTGACTACAGATAGTGACTTGTTTAATCCTAATACAGCTAAAATAAATAGACTTGCATCATACAACTTTAACTTTAAAACTAATCCAGTAAACTTAGGAACTACTATTGGTTTCTTAGATAATGCTAATAAATATAGTAGATTCTTTGAAATGTCACAGGTAAGAAGAGAAGGTGAACCGGATGTTGTAGAACAAAGTAAAGTAGTATCTCAGTTATTTGAGAACGATTTAAAACTTATATCTAACTCTAGAGAAAACGGATTAGTATTATTTAGTGAAGAAGATCAATCAGTTTTATATGGTTACAGATATTTTACTTCAGGTAATGAACGTATATTACAGGCATGGTTTCAATGGACTTTAACTGGTACCATTAGATATCATTGTATGTTAGACGATGCATTATATGTAGTAGTAAGAAATAACAACAAAGATCAATTATTAAAATACTCTATTAAGTTAGATGACAATGGTCATTTTGTAACTGCTGGAGAAGATTACCCTATACACTTAGATCACTGTACAAGTGTTACTACAGGTGGTGGTACTTATAATAGTACAACTGGTAAAACTACATTTGCAAAACCTACAGGATTTGAAAGCTCTAATGATATTGCAGCTTACGATACTGATTCTGGTACTAACTTAGGTAGATTTGCAGACGTAACTATTAATGGTTCTAACCTAGAAATAACAGGAAACTGGTCTGGAGAAACATTTCTTATTGGATATCAATTTGAGATGCAAGTAGAGTTACCTAAAATCTTCTTTACTTATAGATCAGGTAGTGCTACAAGAAAAGATACTAGAGCTGATTTAGTAATACATAGAGTTAAATTTAATTTTGGACAAGTTGGTTTATATAACATGGAAGTAAATAGAAGTGGTAAACCTTTATTTAATCAAGTAGTAGAATCAACTATAGCTGACGATTATAATGCAAATAACATAGGGTTCGTACCAGATATAACTGGCACAATACCTTGTTATGAAAGAAATAAGAATTTAATAATTACTGTAAAATCTAAACACCCTTCACCCGCTACGATAGTTTCGTATCAGTGGGAAGGTAAATACACCAATAGAAATTACACACGTGTCTAAATACATTCACCCAGCAACATTGGAGGCTGCTATTGCAGTAGCTTCCAATTTACTACCAGATGACTACAGAGAAATTACCGAAGGTCATGGACATGATCCTGAGAATGCATTAGTTGTAGGAATGAATAACTGCGACTCAGTGTACTTTAAGGTACCTGATGGTCAAATAGCAGGCATGGCAGGAGTATCTCCAGATGGAAAGATTTGGATGGTATGCACGTCTGCAATAGAAGACTACCCAGTTACATTTGCTAAAGAAGCAAAAAGATATGTAGAGGGTAGAAAAGAAAAGTTATTATGGAACATTGTGGACAAACGCAATAAAGTACATATTAAACTACTGAGATTCCTAGGGTTCAAATTTCTAAGGGAAGTAAAACACGGACCTAATCAATTATCATTTATGGAGTTTTGCCGTGGCAATAGGAGCTGGCGCAATCTTTAAAGCAGCCGGTAGTATTCTTGGTGGCATTGGTCAAGCGAAAGCAATCAAAGCTGAGAATGCTAGAAGAATAAGAGAGTATGAACGTGCACTGGAAATGCGTAAGCGTAACTGGTTCCAACAACTCTCTGTTTATGGCGCTAAAGTTAACAAATACAATATAGATCTAAACGAAAATGATCTAGCTGCACAACGTGGCTACGCTAAAGCACAATCTAATTTACGTGCTTTAGGTGGTAAAGTAACAGCTCAGAACGAAGAAAAGTTTAGACAACTCGTGTCAAAGAAACTAGGAGCACGTAGAGCTAGTGGTCAAACTGGTAGGTCAGTTCAAAGAGGTGAAACTCTGGATATGGCTGAGTTTGGTAGATACACTGGTAGACAAGCTTTTGGTCTTTCTATGGCTAGAGAAAAGTTTAAAGAAAATACAGAGAACATTAGAAGAAGACAGGTTAGTGCTCGTAGAGGTTTATTCTCTCAGGTAGCATTTAACCCAGTACCTTCTATGGCACCTAACCCTCCACAACTAAGAGGCACAGGCATGACTATGATGAATGCTTTTGTGGGCGCAGCAGGCGCTTTAGCTGGGGGTATGACTCAAGATCCCGGAGCACCTACTACTGATTATTCATCTCTTGGTAATTTTGATGTAGACTATACTGGAGGTGGATTAGGAGGTATGGATATTAGTTCAACTTTTGATGCAGATTTTGGTGGTATTGGTACATTTAGTGGCATGGATTTTAATGTAAATGCATTACCTGATTTTAGTTATGTACCTAGTCCTACAGGTTCATATTTCAATTATTAAATTATGACAGACTCATTTCAAGGTGGTTCCTTTGAACCCGAAAGGTCCGAGGATTATGTAGCTCCTTTAATTAATAGTTACAAAGAAATCAACGAGGGCATGAATAATTACTGGTCACAAGAACTAAGTAATTATAAAAACGCAGCACAGGATGCTGGTAAAGATATGGCACAACTAGCCTCTATGTCTAAAACCCTCGGTGGTATCTTCGAGCAACGCGAAGAACAAAAACGCGAGGAGGACATTGCCAAAGGTTATGAGTGGTATTATGAAAACGGTTTTAGCGATGATGAACTTTCAGCTTACAGAGAAGCTAAAGGTGGTGTTATAGAAGACGGTATAGCTATAGACGAAGCTGCCGCTAAATGGAGAGCTAGTGGTGGGGACATCTGGACTGGAGAAGAGTTTAGAAAGATGAGTCCAGCTATGAAAACAGGTGCTGTAACAGCTTATGCTAGATCAAGACTTGCTGAATACAACCCAAAAGGTGATCCAAGATTAAAAGGTGCTACAACCTACGAAGAATACAAAGCTGCTGAACAAGTATATAACAGAGAGTTTTTTAGAAAGTTTAAAGGTATAAACCCTGTACTCTTACAAGAAGAGGGTATATACGAAAAACAACGCGACCTCCAACAAGATGCTTACAACGGTTGGACAACAGGTAGAGAAGAGGAGATTGAAACACAACGTAAACAAATCGCTCAATCTAACTTTGTCAAATGTGTAAACTCAAAAGGTGGTGGTAGTTGTTTTATATCATACGTTAATGAACGTGGTCCTTTCGTACAGAATGGTCCAGCTAGAAGAGAAGCTATAGAGATATCTAAAAACTTAGCTGACCAAGGTCTTATTACAGACAATATGATTAAGGAGATGAAAGCTAAAAATGACAAAAATAAATTTACTAGCTTTGCTGATGGTAAAGAGTATTATTACGGTGATTATTTTGCAGCAGACATTGCTGAGATAGAACAGAAAAAAGCTGACTTTGAAAACGAAAAGTACAGACGTGAAAAGACAGGACTAGAAATAGGACATAGAAACCAAACAGACGAACTACTAACAGATCTAACACCTGAAGGTGGTTTTACTTATGAAGAAGGTTTTAGTGACGAAGATATAAAGAAATTTAAAAATCTTAGAGCTAACCAATTATCTAGTGGTAACTACGATGGTAGACTTGACACTATCATTTCTGAAATGAGTCAAGATAAAAATGCACTACGAGCACAGAAACAAGAAGCATTAGACTTAGCTGAAAAAGGTTTGTTAACCACATCTAAACTAAATAGCATGGGTATTCTTGTTGCTTCTGATGGTAACTTGCAGAACATTGCTAAACAAACAGATACTGGTAATGGTCAAGCTAAAAGTAATACAACTTTATTAGAAACATTTATTAGTTCTGAATTAAGTGTTGGTAAAGGTACGTTTGGTCAAAAACAAGTAGCTAGATGGGCAAAAGCAGAGTATGCCAAAAAAGTAGAAGCATACATGGGTAAGGTAGACGACCCACATGGTTTGGCTTATCAAGATGTTTTAAATCAACTAAATGCTGCTGTAGTAGCTAACGATAAAGGTGACGATCATCCATTACGTGAAGCTCCCGGAAAGTGGAGAATAGAAACAAACTTTGGTGAAGATTTTGACAAAGTAAAAACAAATAGTTTAGAGGATTTTCAAGAATATAGAGAAGTAATTAAAACTGTACCTAATGCTGTAAGTAAAACACCAATGTTTAACCCTACGTATCTAGAAAGTTTTAATGACACATTTGGTAGTTCTGCTGGTAGTATTCCGCAAAAAGCTCATACGATTGCTGAGATGCATAATGCTATGTATCCTAACGATCAAATAGATGCTTTTGAAGTTATGCAAAGACAACGTGAACTTGTTAACTTAGAACGACTAACAGAACCAGCATTCTTAAAAGACTACAGAGACTTAGATCCTGCTGAAATAAAGAAGTACGAACAATATAAAACACCTAATACTAATCTACGTTTAAATGCAACTTCTGGAAAAGAAAATATTAATCTTGTACCTTTTGAAAAAGGCGAAGACTTTAAATTATTTGCAGAGAATAATGGAACTACATTTTCTGAATTTGCAGCAGCAATGGAAATATTACCTAAATTAGATATAGATTTAAACTTTGGAGGAGATCCTTTTGCTCAGTTAGATGACTATGAGTTTCTTGAGTACAACAAAGCTCTATATAAATATAGTGGCGGTACTAACAAAGAAGCACTAGCCAACACAATAAGAAAAGACTTTAATTAAAATGAACGACGAAGTATTAAATGAGATAGAAAAAGTAGCGCCTATTATTACAGACGAAGCTAAAAAGCTGTTTGCTGAACAAGATGCCGAATTAGGTATAAATCAACAAGCACCTGTAGACCAAGGTCAGGTACAACAAGCTACTACCGATCAATCTCAACAGGTTTCTACGGAAACAACACAACAACAATCTACACCTGAACCTGATCCTGAATCAAAACCAAAAAAAGAACCTCGTTCTGACTTTGACGCTAAAATTGAATCTTACAGAGAACAAACTCGAAAAAACTTTTCTAAAGGATTTAGTAGTCAATCAGGTAATGTATTAGATCCACGAAATTGGGGTAACTACCCTGCTGCTGCTGGAGCTGGATACATTGATTTCTTAACAGATACTGTCAACCTTGTACCCGGAGTAAACTTACCTAAGTTACCTAAGTATGAAAGTGCTAGTTTACAAGGTGTAAGACAAATGGCTTCTATTATTATACCTTCACTAAGTATTGGTGGACTTCTAAAAAAAGGAGGAGCCAGTGCTCATGCAAAAGTAAAATGGGCATTAGGTGACAAACGACTTGTAAAGTGGTTTGGTAGTGCTGGAATAGATGCTGCTGCTGGTGCAGTAGTAGACCAAGTTATAGAGTTTAATGAATTTGAAGATAACGCTACTGGTTCCTTAAAGAAAATGTTTCCAAGCACATACGGTTGGATTCCTGACGACATAGCAACACTTGACACTGATAGCCCTGATACTAAAAGAATGAAGAATAGAAACGAGGGCATAGGTCTTAGTTTCTTTGGTGATTTTATGTTAGGAGCTACTAAAATAGCTAGAGCTATGAAAGGTGTAGATGATGCTACTAAATGGTTGCCAAAAAACGAGCGAGCTAAAGAGTTTGTAAACAAAACTTGGAAGTATGCTAGTGGTGATGCAGGCGAAGAAATGACCGTTAACAATGCTAAACGTGTTAAAGAATTTAATGATATAGGTAAACGTAATATAAGATTAGCTACAGATGAAACTGGTAATATTGACTTAGATCAACCATTAAAAGGTGTACATGATATTTATGATGAATACGAAACAGGATTTAGAACAACAGATCCCGGAGGTATTGTATCTGCATCAGTTGACGTTGTACGTATTAATAAAAATATTGATAGTGTACATGGTAGTGTAGGTAGTGTATTTTCTGATTCTGCATTAAAAGATGGTCTTAATCTAGATGATGCTGGATTAGGGACTATGAAAGAATTATCTAAAGATTTAAAATTAGATATAGATTGGCAATCACCTAGTGGTAAAAAAATTACACATGCGGAAGTTGTTAAAAATGGTGAAGACCTAGCAGCATCTTTATATGATTTAGATGTCGATGAAATGAAACGTGTTATAGATAATTTTTCTGGTGTAGATATAGATACAGGTACTAGAGTGTTAAACTCTGAAGGTTATGTTGGTGTATTTAATGCTATTAAAAAGTATTTTGATGACTACATGAATATGGACCTAGCTCGTGCTCAAGCTTATGTAGGTAAGTCTATGGCTGACCAAGTAAAGGATATGGCAGAGGGTGCTAGATTAATGAATGGTACTGCTGCTGTACAACAAGCACAAGAACAAGTTTTAGATCGTTTACAATATTTAATGAATATTAAAGGTCAAACATCTTACGCAAGAGGTAGGGCACTTAATATGGTTAACCTTTGGAACCGCATGAAAAAGATGGATTTCTCAAATCATGGTGGTAAGAAAAAGGTTATGGAAAATGCCATGTCTTTTATAAAAGAAAACACTGAAGAAACATTAGCTAATTTAAAAAATATAACAAAAGAATCTGCTGATACTATTGACACTATACGTCAAATAAATGCTGAGCGACCAGAAATGTTAAAACCATTAATGTTAGCTTATGAGTTTACTGACGGTAAAGTAAATAACATATCCGAATTAAATACATATTTTAGAAATAAAACTGGCATAGTTAAAAAAATGTTTTTTGATGGAAAGCCAGAATATGAATCAGCATTTATGCAAGGTGTGTGGGGTAGTATATACAACTCTACTCTTTCAGCTATTGGTACACCACTAAAAGCTGCTGCGTCTAACTTAGCTTTAATGATAGAAAGACCTATTTCTACAATGGGTGGTGCATTAATGACTGGAGATATGGATGTATTAAGAAGAGCTAGTTACATGTACTTTGGTGGTGTAGGTGATACCATGCAAAAATCTTTCGATCACATGAGACTTGTGTTTCGTAAAGCATGGACAGATCCTAACTCTGTAGGTTATGTAATGAGAGAAGATATTGCTATTAAAAACGAAGGTGAAATAAAAGCTCTTAGAGCATTTGCAGAAGCACAAGAAAAATCAGGTAACTTTGGTCCTTCAGGTATTGTTGATAGAATAGAATCTATGAATGATATAGCTAACCATCCATGGTTACGTTATAGTGCTAACTCTATGACAGCATTTGACGGATTTACTAGAGCATTTATTGGCTCTGTAGAAACAAGAGGTAAGGTATATGATGAATTAATGTCAAGAGCTGGTAAAAAAAAGATGACAGCTAAAAGTATAGAAAGATTAAATAAAAAACTATACAAAGAGATGTTTGATAATAATGGAATGATTACTGACAAAGGTGTAGAATTTGCATCTAAAGAAATAGCTATGAACTTAGACAGTCCTGCTGTTGATAGTTTTAACTCTATTATTAGAACCTTTCCTTTACTTAGACCATTTTTCATGTTTCCGCGTACTGCAACAAACATGATTAAATTTACTGGCTCACATAACCCAATGGGTTTGTTTGTCAAACAATTAAATGAATATGCAGAACCATTTTCTAATCAATCAATAACTAATGTTAGAAATTTATTAGAACAAAGAGGTCTTACTGGTCTAGCTGACGACAAGTTAGAAATGGCGTATGAAACAATACGTGCAGAATTAAAAGGTAGAAAAGCTATTGGTGCATTTGCTATGTCAGGTGCAGCCTTAATGTTTACTTCTGACAGATTACATGGCAATGGTATTTACGATAAAACTAGACAACGTACTAGAAACCAACTTGGTTGGCAACCTAGAAGTTACAAAGGTTGGGATGGTAAATGGTATAGCTATGAAGGCTTAGGAGCTATCAGTGATTGGATTGCAGTTACTGCTGATATCATGGATAACTTTGACGTACCGGGATCTGATGGTACTTTAGATCCTAACACTATGGACATCGGTATGCAAAAGATGATGTATGTGATAGGTGCTAACCTAACAAACAAAACATTTTTAGCTGGTATAGAGCCATTGTATGACGTACTACAAGGCAACCCAAGTGCAACAGCTCGTTGGGCTGCAAGTTTTGGTAGTGGACTTGTACCCGGTAGTGGACTTAGAAATGAACTATCTAGATTAATGAGTCCCGGAATTAAAGAAGTAGAAAACGAAGTAACACAACTTATAGCTAACAGAAACCCCGGTATGAAAGGAAATCTTCCTGCTGCATACGATTGGGTTGATGGTGGTAAAGTTAGAGAACCAGATAGTTTTTTTACAAGAGCATGGAATGCTTATGCACCTGTATTTAAAGTAAGAGATGATGTGTCTCCCGAAAAACAGTTTCTTATAGATGCAGAATTTGACGGTAGACCACAGTTAAATACTGACGGTAATGGTGTAAAATTAAGTGGACCACAGAGATCAGAAGTTACTAGATTAATGGGTGAAGATCAAATCTTTAAAAAAGCTATTAATAAAATTATGAACTCTGCGGATGGTAAAAAATTTAGAGCTGCATATAAAGAAGCTTCTAAAACTGGTGCAGAATTAAATAGAAAAGAATTTTTAATTGTACATCAACGATTACGTCAAGCATTATCAGATGCACAAGAATTTGCAATAGGTCGAATTTCAGATCGCAGTAACGTTGATAAGAAAAAATTCTATAATGATAAAATAAAAAACGCCACCCAACTTGGAGATGTCGACGAAATTCGTAGACTTCAAAATTTAGCAAATCGTTTGTAAAACCAAATGGCAACAACTGAACATTTTTATACGGGTAATAGTTCCACCACTACTTACGCGTACACATTCCCAATATTACAGAACTCCGATCTTAAGGTAGAACTTGACGGAGTTATAAAAACTGAAAACACAAGTGGTACTAACAACGACTACTCCATTTCTGGCACAAACGTTGTTTTAAATAGTGCACCCGCAAATAACGTAGACATTCATATTTATAGAGTAACAGACGTAGACTCAGCCAAGGCAGTATTTGCTGCTGGTTCGTCAATCAGAGCTGGAGATCTAAATAATAATGTAGATCAAAGTTTATATGCTAACCAAGAACAGCAACAAAAAATTAGAACTGCTGACGTAAGAGACAATGCTGTTACAACTGTTAAGATAAAAGATCTTAATGTAACAAGACCTAAGATAGCTAATGATGCTATTGATGGTACAAAGATAGCTGACGATAGTGTTGATTCTGAACATATAGCAGCAGATTCATTAGATACAGAACACTATGCTGCCGGTTCCGTAGACACTACAGCTCTTGGAGCAGATTCTGTTACAGGTGCTAAAATAGGTGATGACCAAATTAATTCTGAGCATTATGTATCAGGTTCGATTGACTTAGAACACATGTCTGCTAACTCAGTAGACAGTGATCAATATGTAGACGGAAGTATAGATTTAATTCACATGTCAGCTAACTCAGTTGACAGTGACCAATATGTAGATGGAAGTATTGATAGAGTTCATTTAGAAGCAGACATTATTGACGGTACAAAACTTGCCGATAATGCTGTTGATTCAGAACACATTACATCAGGGTCAGTTGATCTTTCTCATATGTCAGCTAACTCAGTAGATAGTGACCAATATGTAGATGGATCTATAGACAGAGTACATCTAGAAGCTGATATTATAGATAGTACAAAACTAGCTGATGATGCGGTAGGAGCTGAACATATACAAGCTAATGCTGTTACTGATTCTGAAATAGCAACAGGTACATTAGATAACAGATATTTTACTGAAACTGAAATAACTGGAGGTGCTGCTGATGGCAGATACTATACAGAAACTGAGCTAGATGCTGGTCAGTTAGATAACAGATATTTTACCGAAACTGAACTTACCTCTGGCGGTGCAATTGATAGTAGATATTACACAGAAGCAGAGCTTAACGGTGGTCAACTAAATAGTTTATATTTTACAGAATCTGAAATAACTGGTGGAGCCGCTGACGGTAGATACTACACGGAGACTGAACTAGATGCTGGTCAATTAGACAACAGATATTTTACAGAAACTGAGCTTACAGGTGGAGCATTAGATGGTAGATACTACACAGAAACTGAGGCTGAAGCTAAGTTTTTAAGGCAAGATTCTAGTGAAACTATAGCTAGTGGTGCTACATGGTCTAACTCAGATGCATTTGTAGCTACAACTGCTGCAATCAATGCGAGAATTATTGATCTTATTGATGACGTTGGTGGTTTTACTACTATTGCTACTGAGTTACTTTTTCCAAATACGAACCCACAAGGTACTACTGGTCAAGCAGCCATACTAAGTATTGGTGCTTTATCACAAGGATATACAAGAACCGGAACTACTGTAACTATTGCTAACGGAACAGTTGGAAATAGCACAGTAACTATTACTGGTGTGCCTTTAGATTTGCCAAGTGGATTTGGATTATTAGTTGAATCTACAGCGACTCTTAATCAATATACTTTTCACAGGTTAGTTCCTAAAGCTACTGAAGTAACAACAGTTGCAACCAACATTACTAATATTGTTGCAGCCGGGGCAAATGTATCTGATATTAATAACTTTGCTGATTTATACCAAATTAGTGGAAGTGCTCCTACACAAAGAGTAGATGGTAATTCATTAGTAAGTGGTGATTTATGGTTTGATAATAGTAACGGAAACTTAAGAGTTTGGAATGGTAGTGCATGGGCAATTATTACACCAGCCCAATCAGTATTAGATGACGTAGCTATTGTTTCTGGAGCAATAACATATTCCGAAGATCTTGGATTAATAGGTGATGCAGTAACTACAGGAAGTTCTAATGGTTCATTAGATATTGTTGCTGATGCTTTAGAAGATGAAATAACTTTTGCTATTACTGTTTCTAGTGGTGCATATTTTGTAGATGGTGTAAGTAAACCAGCTCTTACTTTATATAAAGGTTGGACTTATACATTTGATGTAAGTGATAGTTCTAATGGTTCTCATCCCTTACGTTTTTCAAGTGGTGGTAGTGCTTATAATACTGGTGTTACTGTTACTGGCACTCAAGGACAAGCTGGTGCAAAAGTCCAACTTGTTGTACCTGAGTCACAGCCAACAAGTTTTATATACTACTGTACAAACCACAGTGGAATGGGTAACACCATCACTGTTAAGGATGATCCAATAAAGACAGTATCGGATAACGTAGTTAAAATTATTGCTACTGCTGATAACAGTACAAATATAAACACAGTTGCTGCAAATAATTCAAACGTAACGGCAGTTGCTGGAAACTCTAGCAATATAAATTCTGCTGTTTCTAATGCTTCAAACATTAATGCTGCTGTTTCTAATGCTACAAATATAAATGCGGTTGCTGGAAATAATACAAACATTACTGCTGTAGCTAATAACTCAAGCAATATTAATAGTGCAGTTTCAAACGCATCAAATATTAATAGTGCGGTGTCTAACGCATCAAATATTAATTCTGTTGTTTCTAATGCAACGAACATCAATACTGTTGCTACAAATGTTTCTGACGTAAACAACTTTGCAGACCAATATCAAATAGCTTCTTCTGCTCCATCAACCGATGGTGGTGGTAACGCATTGTCTGTTGGAGATTTATATTTTAACTCTTCAGCTAATGAACTAAGAATTTGGAATGGTTCTCAATGGCAAGGTGGTGTTACAGCTACTGGAGCTTTATCACAAGTATCTGGAAGTGTCTTTACTGGAGATAACAGATACAACGACAATATTAAAGTTAAGTTTGGCGCAGACTCGGATTTACAAATATTTCACAACACAACAGATTCTATAATCAACGCATCTGGTACAGGAAATATTAAATTACAAGATTCTGGAAACACCAAAGTAGAGGTTACATCTACAGGCGCAACAGTAACAGGACTAATGACAGCAACAACTATAGATGGTTCTGCTGGTAATAATTTAACTCTCGATTTCGGTACACTTTAAATGGCAAAATTATTAAAATTAAGACGTGGTACTACAACGCAACACGCATCATTTACTGGTGCCGAAGGCGAAGTAACTATAGATACCACAAAAGACACAGCCGTTGTACATGACGGTTCACAAGCTGGTGGTAAACCACTAGCAAAAGAAGATATGTCAAACGTATCTTCTGCAACAATAGCTGGAAGATTAGGTACAGATTCAATAGCAGTAGAAAAAATAGCTGCTGGTACATTACCTACAGACGTAAATATAAATAGTACAAACATAATTGATGGAAGTATTACTTCTTCTGATATTGCAGACGGCACAATCGTAAATGCTGACATAGCATCAAACGCAGCTATAGCGGGTACAAAATTAGAAAACTCTGGGGTAGTTGCTGGATCTTATGGTTCTAGCTCTGCTATTCCTATCGTCACAGTTGACGCTCAAGGTTTAATTACAACAGCCTCAACTACTGCGATTGACAGCACGACTATTGCAAACGGTACATCAAACGTAGCAGTATCGAACAACGGAGACATTACAACAACAAGAGCTGGTACATCTAGATTAGTAGTTCATGGGGTTGGAGTACAGGTAACAGGAAACATCGGAGTAACAGGAACAGTTGATGGTAGAGATGTAGCTAGTGATGGTAATAAATTAGACGGCATTGAGGCTGGATCTACTGGAGATCAAACAGCTGCTGAAGTAAGAGCTTTAGTAGGTTCTGCTAGTGACAGTAACGTATTTACAGATGCTGATCATTCAAAACTAGATGCAATAACTACTTCAAACGGTGTAATACTTAATGGAGTAACTGCGACTACACAATCTCAAGGTGATGGCAGTACAAAAATTGCTACAACTGCATACACAGATACAGCCGTATCAAACTTAGTAGATTCATCTCCATCAGCCCTTAATACTCTTAATGAATTAGCAGCGGCTTTAGGTGATGATGCTAACTTTTCGACAACAGTTACAAATAGTATTGCTACTAAATTAGCTACAAATGGTAATGGTTCGTCTGTAACAAATTTGAACGCAAGCAATCTTTCTTCTGGTACTATTCCAGACGGTAGATTTCCTTCTACACTTCCAGCAATAAATGGAGCAAACCTAACAGGTATTGAAGCATTTGTAACAGGCATGATCTTATTATGGTCTGGATCTACAGGTAATATTCCTAGTGGATTTGTACTATGTAATGGATCTAACAGTACACCTGACCTAAGAGACAGATTTGTTGTAGGTGCTGGTAACTCTTATTCTGTAGGTAATACAGGTGGTGCTAATACTAGAACAGATACAGTTAACATTTCTGGATCTGATACCGTTAGTATTTCTGGTTCAGATACTGTAAACATAAGTGTATCTGGTAATGCTGTAGGCGATGCAAAGAAATATAACCAAGGTGGTATTAATACTTATTACAGTACTGGTTACAGCTACACAAACGGAACCTTCACTGTAACGCACCATGTTTACACAGGTACAAGACTTACTATTCCATTCTCAGGATCTGGTTCAGACACAGTAAATATCTCTGGTTCAGACACAGTAAATATTAGTGGATCAGACACAGTAAGTATTGATACAAGATCACCTTACTATGCTCTTTGCTACATAATGAAAACTTAATTTAATTATTCACCCTTTATATATGACATTAAACATAAGCACTCCATTCGCCTACTATTTAGGTCATGGAATAATAGATGAATTTGATTTTACTGACATTAGAAATGATGAACGTATAGTATGGACTCCAAATCAAAAACAAAACACGGATTTTATAAAAGAAGCAGATACTTTAGGGTTAGAAAAATTTCACGAAAAGTACTACAGAATCTTAGAATCCTATCCTAATTTGCGTGATAATATAATTGATAAATTTAATTTATTTTTAAAAAATACTTACGGAGATATTACAGCTAAAATTACTTCTTCATGGTTAACATGTTTAGAAGACGAAGGTGATAATATCGTAACTCATAGACATGCTAATTGTTTTTATTCTGGAATTTTATATTTTGACGAAGTATATGACAAAGAAACAGTTTGTTTAGAATTAAAAAATCCATTAACTCATACAATCGAAACAATGGTTCCACCTTGGTATCGGGAAGACAAAATTTGTAAAGCAATGGATAACATAAGGCTTATACCAGACAAAGGAGCATATTTCTTTTTCCCAGCTATTTGCTATCACGGTACAGAACCCCATAAAGGTAAAAGGAGAAAATCGTTAGCTTTTAATTTTGCTATAGATAGACAAGTTTGGTGTCATGATTCAAGTTATAACCCCGAATGGTAATGAAATATGATTATTAATCCACCAAATACTTACTGGTTACAAGAAAAAATTCCTACTGAAATACACACATATGTACAATCACAAATAGATAAAGCAAACATTGATAAAAAAAAACTGTTAGCTGGGCATATAAGTAAAAGTTTAGGATTACCAGACGAAATGAATGTTTTTAAAAGTTATTTATTTGAAAAAGCTAAAGAGTTAAAATATGCACATTTAACAGGCAACCTTTGTGATTTATGGGTCAACTTTCAAAAAAAATATGAATATAACCCATCACATACTCATACTGGTCAGATTAGTTTTGTTTTATGGATGAAGATTCCATATAAACAAGAAGATGAAAAAAAATTAGAAATAGTACCAAATAATGATTCAACTCCCTGTTTAAATGGCTCTTTTGAAATTTGTTATACGGATATTCTTGGTCAATTAATTAGATATTCTATGCTTTTAGATAAAAAAGATGAAGGAACAATGTTAATGTTTCCTTCTATTACACAACATTGTGTCTATCCGTTTTATACAAGTGACGAAGAAAGAATATCTATATCAGGAAATTTAGCTTAACAAATGGACTTACCGAGCATAGTCATACCAAATCCAGATAAAATAGAAACAATATCTATACCTTTACCAACAGCAGACGTACCTTCTTACATTCCTTTAGTTGTACCTCCTAGTGATTTACAAGCGGAAGAGGAACCTGAAGGTACTGCCTCTGAAAAAGAGCCGGAGTCTCCCGGAATGAGAAAGGTAGACATACCTTTTACAGAAAAACAAATGCCGGTACCTGAGACTGAGATCTTAGTAACGGCTACCACAACTGCGGTTGTGTCAGTAGCAGCTACACTTACAGCTACAGCAGCTTTTAAATATGTTGTAACTGCTATGAAACCAATACTTAAAACAACATGGAAGAAGATAAGCCAGTCAAAGAAAAAAGTTTCTTAGGAAAAGTAAAAGATATAGCCGAAGACAAAGAACATCAAATAGAATTTCTGGGAACAGTAGTTAGATTAGGCGTAGTTGTCTGGTCTGGCTTTATTATTACTATGAACTATGTTGACATTCCTATGGTAAAGAAATCTGGCAATTCGGATATTACTTTCGTCGCCAGCGTATTTACTGGAGCCCTTGCCACATTCGGTTTGACGACTGGAAAAAACGGCAATGGTAAAACACCAACAAATTGCCCAATGATGAAAAAAGACAAACCAAAAGTATGAAAAAATTAATTCTGCTTTTAGCTCTGTTATCACCCA